CTCGAACTGGGTTCCGGGGACTCGAGTATCGTCCTTCCATACGTACTCCGTGGCTGCTGCGCTTCGGGAGATCTCCGCATGGATTCCAGTGCCGAACGTACGGGTGACAACGGGAAGAGAACTCTTCTTGTCGAATGCCACGACGGCCTGCCAATGGAGGTACCCGCCAGCACCGAGTTCGAGTTGTCCTCGAATCCAACAGACGGATGCTGGGAGGTAGGGGACGAATTCATGGTGAGGGATGGTAAGGAGCCAGTAGATGCCTTGACGTCGGGACATGTCATTTTTGAGATGTTGTTTTTCTCAAAATTCTTGTTTCTTTTATACAAGAAGTGGCTTTTTAAAAAAATTTTCATTGGTCGAAAAAAAAAATTTTAATTGGTCGGAAATTTCCGAAAATCCGAGCATCTGATTGGTCGAAATTCCTACGCCTGGCTCCTGCGCCCGTGACATGTCACAGCTACGCCTGTGACTGTCACTCCTGCGCCTGTGACTGTGTATATGAGGCGGGGTGGCTGTGGGGCTGAGAGGGGCTGAGAATGAGAACCCGCGGTCATAAGTAATACTATGAATTCTCAAGAGAATTCGTGCTTATGACCCGCTCCGGGCCTCCGGCCACCTGGGGGGAGGTAGGGCCGGTAGGTTAGGGCGGCTGGGGTTAGGACCCTAACCCTAACCCTAACCCTAACCCTAACTCTAACCCTAACCCTAACCCTAACCCTAACCCTAACCCTAACCCTAACCCTAAGGGTTGTTTGAAACACGTTTATTAAAAATTACGGAATTGTCTTAACAATATCAGCATCGTCGTTAACATCGATAAAGCTCTGCTGAGCCAATCCGGTGTTGATGGGTAGATTGAACGAATGAATACCAACAGTACGGTTAGCAATAGGACTATTAACAGTATGGCAGACATAGCTTTGTTTACAGGTAACTCCAACACGACAAGTACCAAAAGTAGGCTTATTAATAGCAGAAGTCGTGTCACAAACCAATTGTCCACGTACAATCAATTCCACCCAACAGGTTAGACCGGGATAAGTAAAATTGCCATCAGCAGCAGCCAAATCTAACTCAGATGACTTCACCAATTTGTTCATAGCAATGGCATATTTAACCTTTTGAGTAGCCCCTGAAGAAAGATCGTAGGTACGGTGATTTTTTAAAGTCCAAGCATCTTTAATGTACTCACTAGTGTCGGTGGGCTTAGCATATGGTTCCGCAATGGAACCATATCCTGCCACACCAGAATAGAGAGGAGAAGTAAGATATGTTGCAACACTTTTACCAGAACCTTGCTGTTGGTATCCACGCGACCAATACGTCTCCAGAGTATCTTGGCCGCCAACCTTAGCAACGTAAAAGTACAAATCAACAGTTTGAGAAATATCGACCCAGGACGTGATTTCAAACTCCATGTTGATGCTAGATATTACAAACATATCAGTGGTAGGAACTCCGGCTGCTGGAATGTACGCAGATCCGGTGTTCAAGTAATTAGGATTCAAAAGTCGCAGTCCAACTTGATTCTGCAAACCATTGTACAGAGCTCCAGTAGATGTGGTTAATTGTGAGACTGTAGCGACTGTAAATCCTTGAGTACCTTGAGTTCCAGCGTTGCCAAATGCAATCTCTGGAACAAATTGTGAGTATAGCCACTTGCCGCCAGCTTGATTTTTATTGCGTTTTGCGTTGACAACAATTCTAATGGTGTCACCCGCAATACCGTTGTCGGACCCACTCGATTTCTCCCGTTTACGAGTGCGTTTAGTCCGAGTGCGGCTGCCGCCTTTACGCTTCTTGAACCTGGTTTTAGTACTGTTCTTCTTCCGCAAACGGTTTACGTAACCAAGACCAGCAGGGCCTGCTAATTGCAAAAAACGTCGAGTTGCGCTAAATCGTTTCTTAAAAACCATAAAGAAGTAAAGAATTAGACGTAATGAATTATATTAAAACGTCTTAAAAGTGCGGCCAAAGATTCTGGATCCAGATCTGGATACCAGCACCTTGGATCCACATTTGATGTTATCCAGAACCGGGTTGCGGCCAAAGGACAAGAGCTTCCTTTGATTTCCACGTTGACCGGATATCGGTCAAGCCATCGCAAGACGTGAGAGACATCGACTCTTCCTCTAAATTCATCGATGACAACATGTTCCTGGCCAGAATACCCACACCAAAACTTGGTGTTTGGATCCTTAGTGTAAGCGTCGTTTCCGGCTTCTTCCCAAGCGCGGCGCGACTTGCCAGTTCCAGTACGACCCCAGTAGACTTCACAAGTTCGCTCCATTCCAATTGGCTTCGCATGATCTGAGCTGATTGATCGGAGAGTCCGGTAACTTTGAACTCGAATCTGAGCAGGGATTGACATGAGCTCACCGGCAACGGCCATCGACCAGATCCGGTCCCAATCGTGGGGATCGTTGCGCTTGACTGGTCTGACTCCGAGCTCGAACTGGGTTCCGGGGACTCGAGTATCGTCCTTCCATACGTACTCCGTGGCTGCTGCGCTTCGGGAGATCTCCGCATGGATTCCAGTGCCGAACGTACGGGTGACAACGGGAAGAGAA